CGCACGCTACGCCTAATCAGCGAAGGCATGATGCCATTCTGCTTCGACTATGAAGACTTCAACAGTCAACATTCTCTTAGCAGCATGGCGGCAGTTCTGCGCGCATATCGCGCTGTCTACAGCAACCAGATGACTGATGAACAATATCAGGCAATGGTTTGGACTGAAGCAAGCGTGATGGAACAACACGTACAAGACAACCAGACCCTCCAAGTCAACGGCTATACAACCAACGGAACACTTTTCAGCGGTTGGAGGCTCACAACTTTCATGAACAGCATTCTCAACAGAGTCTACCTTGAGGCTGCCGGGGCACTACAACATTCTACCGTTAGTGTCCATAGCGGCGATGATGTTTATGCAAGTGTCGTCACACTCGAAGACAGTGAAGCCTTCCTCCGCGCGGCGAAGCGAGCAGGCATACGTGCCCAGCTTACGAAGGCCGCTACTGGTAGTATCGCCGAATTCCTCCGCATCGACCATCGAGGTGCGGCCACTGGGTCTCAGTACTTGCCACGTGCTTGTGCCACATTCGTACATAGCCGTTACGAGAGTCGTGCAGCTCTTAGCTTCCGAGCAATGGTAACGGCCATCGATACACGTGCCGCAGAACTTGTTCAGCGTGGGGCGCCTCAAGAAATTGTCAGTTTCATGAAGGCGGTCCAGTACACACACGCTGAGCACGTGTTCCACTGCGACACGGGTATCGCTACTGCATTGGGCGTAACACACGTCGCCGAAGGCGGACTCTCAACGACAGCCGAGCTAACCGGCCGTAGACTAATGGAGTTGGAAGTCCCCACCGACGTGATCCCCACTGCAGTAGAGGCAGCAAAGCCAGGGATGAGTGACTTTGCTGCCTGGATAGCACGCAAGATGCAACGTAACGACTGTATCTCTGAGTGCTACGACGCCATATACAACGCCACTATGCGCGCTGTTCACCTCGTCAGACGAAGAGTGATCTCTCAGGATTACTTCGTGACCATAGGACATGAACGCAATAGGGTGCTAAAAGGTGTATGGAGTCGGACTAAGCTCATAGGGCTTGCCTCTGTGGTTCGCGGTTTCGATCCACAGCTCGTCGCGTTAGCTGCGTCGCTCATAGGGGGACCGATCATGAACGTCCTGCGTCATGTCCCGGACCCTCTACGTACCATCAGGGTGATGTTCTGAGAGACATCGCCTTAGATGGACCCCAACCTATTCCTAG